TACCTGATCGACCTCAACGCCACCCAGGCCGCCATCCGGGCCGGGTACAGTGCAAAGACCGCCGAGCAGCAGGGATACCAGCTCCTGCAGAAACCTTCAGTGCAGGCCGCGATCGCGGCGCGACAGAAAGAGCGCGAACAGCGAACCGCCGTCACCGCAGACCGCGTGCTGCTTGAGGCCGCGCGCCTTGCGCTGTTCGACCCGCGCAAGCTCTTCAACGACGACGGCAGCCCGAAAGGCATCACCGAACTGGATGACGACACCGCCGCGGCCGTGGCCGGCATCGAGGTTGTGGAGCAGTTCGAGGGATCAGGAAAAGATCGCGTCTTTGTCGGCTACCTCAAGAAGTACCGCATCGCCGACAAGAACTCGGCTCTCGAAAAGCTATTCCGCCACCACGGCCTCTACGAGCGCGACAACGAGCAGAAGACCGACCCGCTCACCAGCCTGCTGCACGCGATCGCTGGCGGCAACGGGAGCGCATTCAAGCCGGTTGCCGACGATCCGGAGCGCGAAGAACGGGGCGAGGACTGACGCATGGCGATCGTGCGCAACGAGCCACTGTTGCCGCTGCCGACCACGGCCGAGGAACTTGCGCACTGCCTCGCCGATCCGGAGTGGCGCCTGTTCTCGGGCTGCCTCTACAAGATCATGGTCAAGGGCGACGACAAGATCCGCCCGGATGGCACGATCGAAGAGGCGGACTCGTTCGTCTTGCCGTTCAAGCCCAACCGCGCCCAGCGCCGGTTCATCCGCAGGCTGTGGCATCGGAACCTGATCCTCAAGGCGCGGCAGCTCGGTTTCACGACGCTGGTCGCCGTGCTGTGGCTGGATCACGCCCTGTTCAACGCAAACCAGCGCTGCGGCATCATTGCCCAGGACCGCGAGGCGGCCGAGGCCATCTTCCGCGACAAGGTGCGGTTCGCCTACGACAACCTGCCGGCCGAGATCCGCGAGCGCTTCCCGCTCGAACGCGATGCCGCATCAGAGCTCCTGTTCGCCCACAACAACAGCAGCGTGCGCGTGGCGACATCCATGCGCTCGGGCACGATCCACAGGCTGCACGTTTCCGAGTTCGGCAAGATCTGCGCGAAGTACCCGGACAAGGCCCAGGAAGTCGTCACCGGCTCTATCCCCGCGGTCCCCATGAATGGCGTGCTGGTGATCGAGAGTACCGCCGAGGGCCGCGATGGCGACTTCTTCAAGATGGTGCAGATCGCCGAGGCCAACGAGGCCAGCCGCAAGGCGCTCACGGCGCGCGACTACCGGCTGCACTTCTACGCCTGGTGGATGGAGCCGAAGTATCGCATCGACGCCTACACGGTCGATCTGACGCGCGAGGACCACGAGTATTTCGAAAAAGTCGAGATCGAGGTCAAGAAGGCGCTCGGCCTGGATCTTCGTCTGGATGCCGAGCAGAAGGCATGGTACGTCGCAACCAAGCGCGCGGACTTCAGCGGCGCCGAAGAACGGATGTGGCAGGAGTACCCCTCCTACCCTGCCGAAGCCTTCCAAGTGAGCACCGAGGGCAACTGGTACGCGAAGGACATGATCGAGCTGCGAAAGCGTGGCGGCATCACCCGCGTGCCTCGCCTGGACCTGCCCGTCAACACGTTCTGGGACATCGGCAACTCGGACGGCACCGCGATCTGGTTCCACCAGGACTTGCGCGGCGAGGATCGGTTCATCGACTACTACGAAGGGCACAACGAGGATCTGCGCCACTACGTCGCCGAGCTCCGCGCAAAGGGTTTCGTTTTCGACACCCACTACCTGCCGCACGATGCCGACCACAAGCGCCTGTCCGACTACAACCGCAGCACGCGCGAGATGCTGCAAGACCTCATGCCCGGCGAGCGATTCGCCATCGTTCCGCTCATCACCGAGTTGGTGACCGGCATCCAGCAGACGCGCAAACACCTCAAGGGCGCGTACTTCGATGAGACCGGGTGCGACAAGGGCATCAAGCGCATCGAGGGCTACCGCAAACGCTTCAACCGCGCTGAAGGCCGCTACACGAGCGACCCGGACAAGTCCAACGGATGCAGCGAGGGCGCCGACGCCCTGCGCCAGTGGGCGCAAGCCAAAGAGCTGGGCATGGTGGGCAGCGCATCCAAGCAACAGACCTACGACGAACCCCCGCCGCCCGACTGGCGCACCTGACCACAACCGGAGCGCATGATGCTCGCCGAACAGACCAACGCCACCGACCAGACCGAGCTACAAGACGCCGACGCGCCCATCACCGTTGACGAGTTCGCGCAGTTCGTCCGCGAGGCGATCAACCAGCCGCCATGGCGCGCGAACGCGGACAAAGAGGCCGACTACGCCGACGGCAACCAGCTCGACTCCGACTTGCTGAAGAAGCAGGCGCAGCTTGGCATCCCGCCCGCGAAGGAAAACATCATCGGCCCCGCGATCCGCGCAGTGTGCGGCTACGAAGCCAAGACCCGCACCGACTGGCGCGTGACGCCCGACGGCGACCCAGGCGGGCAGGACGTGGCAGACGCGATGAACTACCGGCTCAACCAGGCCGAACGCCACTCGCACGCCGACCGCGCGCTGTCCGACGCATTCCGGCCGGCTGCCACTGTCGGCATCGGCTGGGTGGAAGTGACGCGCGCATCGAACGCCTTGCAGTTCCCGTACAAGTGCCGCGCCGTGCACCGCAATGAAATCTGGTGGGACATGCAGAGCGTCGAGCCGGACCTGTCGGATGCCCGCTGGCTCTTCCGCCGCCGCTGGGTGGATCGCCAGCGCGCCGCGCGCATGTTCCCCGAACACACCACGATCATCATGCACTCCGCGGACAAGTGGATCGCGGATCTGGCCGGCGAAATGCTCGAGGGTGGGCAATCGACCGGGCTTGCCCAGGCGATCGACGCCGAGCGCGCATGGACGGTGCAGGAGGATGCTTGGTACAACGACGAGAACCAGCAAGTCTGCCTGACCGAACTCTGGTACCGCCGATGGGCCGAAGTCACAATTCTGCGCGCACACACCGGCCGCGCCGTCGAGTACGACCCAGCCAACCCGGCCCACGATGCGATGGTGCAGTCGCGCCGCGGCGTTCTCGAGCGCCAGATCATCCCGAAGATGCGCCGCGCGTACTTCATGGGGCCGCATGTGCTGGATGACGGCCCGACGCCGCACCCGCATGAGAATTTCCCCTACGTGCCTGTGTGGGGCTCGCGTGAGGACATGACCGGCATCCCCTATGGCCTCGTGCGCGACATGCTCTTTCCGCAGGACAATCTCAACGCCAGCATTTCCAAGCTGCGCTGGGGAATGTCCGCTTCGCGCACCGAGCGCACCAAGGGCGCCGTAGCCATGCCCGACGAGGTATTCCGACGCATGGCTGCCCGCGTCGACGCCGACATCATCCTGGACGCCGATCACATGGCCCGGCCAGGCGCGCGGTTCGAGGTCAAGCGGGATTTCCAGCTCAATCAGCAGCAATTCGAGCTCATGAATGACAGCCGGCGCGCGATGGAGCGCGTTTCGGGCGTGACAGCCGCGTTCATGGGCCAGAAAGGAACGGCCGCATCGGGCATCCAGGAGCAGACGCAGCTTGAGCAGTCCCAGGTCTCCGTCGCTGACCTGATGGACAACTTCAAGGAGGCCCGCCGGCAAGTCGGCGAGCTGCTGATGGCACTCATCCTGCACGACATGGGCCGCGAGGAGCAGACGGTCGTGATCGAGGGCGACACGCTCAACCCGCCGCGCTCAGTCGTGCTCAACAAGCCCGAGATCGACCCGGCAACCGGCATTCAGTACCTGAGCAACGACGTGCAGCGCACGCGTCTGATGGTCGCCATGGAGGACGTGCCAAGTTCGAGCAGCTTCCGCGCGCAGCAGCTTGCCGCGCTGTCCGAAGCGGTGAAGTCGCTCCCGCAGGATCTTCAGACCGTGGTGATGCCGTTCATGATCGACCTGATGGACTTGCCGCGCAAACAGCAGATCGTGGAAGCCATCCGGCAGGCAAGCGGACAGGCCAACCCTGAGCAACTGCGCGAGCAGATCAAGGAGGAGCTGATGTTCGAGCTCAAGGAGCGCGAGCTCGCGCTGCGCGAGCGCGAGATTGCCGCGAAAGAAGCGGAGTATCGTGCGCGCGCAGTCAATGTCGGCGTGACGAGCACGTTTGCAGCAATGCAGGCCGCAGAAAAGATCGCGCTGAATCCCGCCATCGCGCCGGTGGGCGACATCGTTCTCAAGCAGGCCGGGTGGCAGCCGCCTAATCCTGTCGGTCAAGACCCGAACATCCCAGCGCCAGAAGCTGCGATGCAAGTCGACGCGCCCGGAGGCCTGCCGGGCGACACGACGCCGACGACTCCGGACGTTCCGACGAGCGCAGACATTGGCGCGAATGAAGGAATCGAGACGCTGCGGATGGATCAAGGGATCGAGACGTCGGCCACGGCCGACAACCTACCGCCAGTCTGAGCGGCCCCCGCAACAAAGAGAGCCCGCCACGAGCGGGCTTTTTTGCGCCCGCGTTTTCTGCCAACTTTCCGCTATCCGTGCACATGCCCAATCCTTACCCCCTGTAGGGCTGGAGCCTTGTGCATTCGCCCAACCAAACTGCCCGCGCAATGTTGCCCGCACTTGGATAAGCGCAAATGAGCATGACCGCCGCCGAACTCCTCGAAGCCGCCCTGGACGGGACGCTTCAGGACGATGACGCACCCACCGAGCAGCCGGACGCCAGCACCGATGACGTGCCCGCTGCCGCCGCACCCGAAGGTCAGGACGAGCAGGAGGCCGGCAGCGCAGAGACGGAAGTCGAGGGCGCGCCGATCCTGAGCAAGTCCGGCGCCTACACCATCCCCTACGAGAAGCTGGCCGAGGCCCGCGAAGCCCGCAAGGCCGCGCAGGACCGTATTGCGCAGCTTGAGCAGCAGGTCGCCGAGCTGACCGGAGCGCAGCGCCAGAACCTCGCCGCCGTGCAGGCCGATGCGCAGGACCGCGCGAACGCCGGCCAGGCGCAGACCGCCACCGATGCCAATCTTGCGGCTGCCACCCAGGCGATTGCCGAAGGCGTCGACCTGTCGATCTTCGGTGACTTCTCGGAAGAGGATCTTGCGAAGGGGGTCGCCGAGCTCAATCGGCGCGCCATGGTCCAGGTCGAGCAGCGGCTGATGGCTGCACTGGACGATCGACTCGCTCCCCTACGTGCGCAGGAAGCCAAGACGGCGACCAGCGCCCACTACGACGCCATCTACGCCGCCCACAAGGACGCGGACGAGATTGTCGAGTCGGCCGAGTTCGCCGCGTGGCGCGCCAACCTGCCCGCGTTCGCCAAGGCCGGCGTCGAGCACGCGCTCACCAAGGGCAGCGCGCAGGACGTGATCGAGGTTTTCGACGAGTTCCGCGCCACCAAGCCGCCGCAACCCAACACCAGCACCGCACGCACCGCGCCGGAGGCGCCTGCCCGTCGTGTGCCGAACTCCCTGTCCGACGTGCCCGGAGCGGCGCCCATGGACGAAACGCAGCAGACCCTCGCCGCAGCCGGCAACACGTCCGCCTTGCTCGACCGCATGGCCGCGATGAGCCAGGAGCAGCGCGACGCCCTGCTGGACAACCTCATTTGAACCCATAGGAGTCATCGACCATGACCACCAAGACCAACGTCCCGGCTTCCGCCGCGGATAAGCAGCGCGTCCTCGCCGCGGGCCTCTTTGCCCAGGCGATGCAGCGCAACAGCACCATGGGCCGACTGTCCGGCCCCATGCCCAAGGGCGAGGCCGGCGCCGGGGAAGTCGTGCGCAAGCAGACCAGCACCGATCTGCCGATCGTCAAAACCATGGACCTGTCGCGCGGCAAGGGCGACGAGGTCGAATTCCAGTTCCTGCAGCCCGTCGGCGCTTACCCGATCATGGGCAGCGAGACGGCCGAGGGCAAGGGCACCGGCCTGAGCTACGACACCGCCCGCGTGCGCGTCAATCAGGCGCGGTTCCCGGTCGATCTCGGCGACACCATGACGACCATCCGGTCGGCCGTGGATTTCCGCCGCCTGGGCCGTCCGGTTGCGCAGTCGCTGATGGACAGCTACATGGACCAGTCCCTGCTGGTGCACATGGCTGGCGCGCGCGGCTTCCACGACAACATCGAGTGGCGCATCCCGGTCGCCGCCAACCCGAAGTTTGCCGCCATGGCGGTGAACCCGGTCAAGGCGCCGACCAAAAACCGCCACTTCATCGCCGACGGCACCAACGGCATCATCCCGTTCGCGCTCTCGGGTGCGGATGTGGACATTGCGACCACCGACCTTCTGAGCATGGACGTGGTGGATGCGATCCGCACGACCATGGAGTCGATCGCCCTGCCGCCGCCGGCCGTGAAAATCCCGGGTGACGTGGTGGCCGAGGATGATCCGCTGCGCGTCCTGCTGGTCTCCCCGGCGCAGTACCACTCGTTCGCCCAAGACCCGAACTTCCGCCAGTTCCAGGCCAACGCCCTGGCGCGCGCGAGCAAGGCCAAGCAGCACCCGCTGTTCCTGGGCGAGTGCGGGCTGTGGAACGGCGTCCTCATCATGAAGATGCCCAAGCCGATTCGCTTCTACGCGGGCGACGCCATCAGCTACTGCACCAGCCATACCGCCGAGACCGAGGCGACCGCGCTTGTGCCGGCCGGCTTCGGCACGACCCACGCGATCGATCGCGCCATCCTGCTGGGCGGCCAGGCGATCGCCCAGGCGTTCGCTGCGTCCGGTCACGGCGGCATGCCCTTCTTCTGGAAGGAGAAGGAGTTCGACGAAGGAGAAGGAGTTCGACCACGACGACAAGATGGAACTGCTGATCGGCGCCATCCAGGGCATCAGCAAGGTGCGCTGGCTGGTCGACCAGGGCAACGGCGTGAAGCACTACACCTGTCTCTTATA